GCCCGGTGCAATCAGCGGGGTCGAGATCTTGAAGACCTTGCGATTGAAGAAGGCCTTCGACCGGCTGTCGGCCTGCACCTCCGGGTCACCGGCTTCATTCATCCCCCATTTGGCAAGATCATCCTGCACCTGGGCGCGCGGCGAGATCATCGACAGGCCGGCCGCCGAATTGGCACCCGCCGCCTGCACCGCCCCGCGCCCGTCGATCCGTTCCTTGTAGAGGATCGAATTGCCACCGTCGCGGCTGCCATCGGCAAACAATGCTCTGACCGAGGTCGTCTCGCGTAACAGCGGCATCAGCTTGGTCTTCGACCAGCGCGAGGCGTTTTCCTCTGTCGGGTGGACATAGAGGAAGTCGCAGGGGTCGAGTTCCAGCGTACCGAGCAGGAAGATGTTTGCCAGCACCGTGCCACCGACCTGGGCGGATTTGGCCAGCGAGACAATCGAACAGGGATCATCCGGCGAAAGCGCCTTCAGGATCTCTGAGAAGAATGGAAACATATCCTCGCGATAAGGGCCGGGAAAGGCCGAGATCCGCTCGGAGAAGACGATGTTGTCCTTTGCCCAGGCGAGATAGTCGACCGGTGGCGGTGGTTCGCAGACTTCCGCCAGCGCCTCATAGATCAGCCGCAGCGGGTTGAACAGGATCGTCATGATCTGGCATGTCCTCGTCATCCGGCGCTTCAAGCGTCTCCGGGGTCTTGTCCCTGATGGCGCGGAACGCCTCCGCTGCGGCCTGCCGGATCGACCGCCATTTGCGGGTCAGTGCCTTTTGCAGGTCCCGCTGCGGCAGGCCGAACTCTTCAGAAAGCGTCGTTGCCAGATCCGGCAGCCCCTGCTCCATCACCTTGAAGGCTTCCGAGATCCCCCGGCCGGCCTCGCGCTTTGCGTCTTCCGTGCGGACATAAATGCCCGCCTCTTCACGTTCCTGCCGCGCCATCTGGGCGGTCTTGTATTTTTGCTGTTGCAGCCGCTCGCGGGCGAGAAGCTCGGCCAGATCCTCCTCGGGTGACGGCGGGCGGAGCGGCAATTGCCCCGCCCCGCCCGGCCGTGCTTCGGCACGGGGGAAGTCAGCCTGTTTGCGAACTGTGGCTGTCGCTGCTTTCCCGTTGGCGCCAAATCCTTGCGCGGGATCGATTGAAAGGCCGAGCTGGGCGATGGCTGGACCAGGACGGATCCGGGCAAAGCGCCCCTCGCCCTCGATCGCATCGCCATGGATCTGCCCGGCGCTTAGATATTGCGAGACCCGGCCGGGCGAGACAGCAATCAGCGCTGCAAAGGCGGCCTTGGTCATGCTCTCCGGCATGGCTTCCATGGTGGCTAAACTCACCCTGTCTTTAGTTTAGGCTTGGACTTTAGGCTCAAAAATCCGGCTCAGACTGGCCAGACCGCGCGGTGCCAAATACCCGCGTGGTGACCGGCCCCAGGAAGGACCCGCGACATTTTGCCGAGGGGCTGAAGCCCCGCCGTCAGTGCTTGGCGAAGGTCTTGCGGAATGCCCGTTCAAAGGTGCGATCCATCTTGGCCCGCACTACCTCGGCGACGATCTCGTTCAGCTTCAGCCGTTCGGTGTAGGCCGTGGCCGTGACAAACAGGATGACCGGATAGAAGCCGCGATCCGGCGCACGGCCCGAGAACCAGATGCCCCGTGCCAGATCAGACCGCCCCTCAGGCACGAAGAACTGATAGGCCTTGGCCTTGCGCTTCCGCCGCTTGCTGTCTTTCGACACACGGGTGGTGCCCGAACCACGATAGTCGATCTTCAGATCACGCATGACGCGGTTCAGAAAGCCTTGCGTCATGTTGCCGTATCGGTCGAGCGGCGTCTGTCTTGCTGGCACGGCAACCTCATTGCGCCGCATCAGCCCGCGCCCGATCAGCTGTTGTTCAAACGCCTTGTGCCCGCGCATACCGCCCTCAATCTCCGGGCCGAGGAAGGCCGTGGCCGGAAGACCGCCTTTCGTGCGGTCACCCGTCGCGACAACGGCAGAGTTCCGATTCGCCAAAGTCGCGTTGTCGTAGACGATGCCACGCACCGCGTAAGGCGTCGGCCGGTCAAACACCGTCTTCATCCGCGCCTTCACCTCCCGCATGGCGTCGTAGGCCAGCCAGTTCAACGCCAGCACTTCCGCCTTCGGCAGAAGCTCGCGTTGCACCGAGGTCATCTTCGCCTCGAAGCGGGAAAGGTCGATATCAATGTGGGCTGAAAGCATAAGCAAATAGCCCGTCTGGCATTTGCCAGACGGGCGCCGTCCTAAAAATCAGGGTGCGCCGTAAGATTTCGTAAAACCATGGCACAACATCAGGTCTCTGCGCCAAGGTCGTCAAATGAATACTGAAATCGAACCCATGGGTACGCCACGACCTACCAAAAGACAAGCTGACGTAGTTACTCAGTTTGTATTTTAGTAAATCAACATTTAAGGCATCGGCCTAAACTGCAAAACCTAAAATGAGAGGCGACCATGGGGGTATGGCCGCCTCTCTCAGGGGCCTTCAGAGCACTCGCACCCGTTCGCCGTCATGGGGGCGTCGGCGAATTTGGGGACCTCTGTCCCAGGCTCAAGAAGGTAGTGTAAAGATAGCAAAAACAACCAATACAGGCAATAAGTACGGCTATTACCACCGTCAAAAACAAAACCCGCTCAGGCGGCTGCCGAAGCGGGTGTTTTCTGATCTTTTTCAGTGTGCTCAAGCTATGTCAAACAGCTGCTGTCGATCAAGGAAAAAGTGACGCATAAATTATGCTGTCATTTCAATATCTTGATTCGATACAGACGCAACACCTAACCATGGTGCTGTGTCGTGTTTCATCGACACCAGACTGTGTCGCGACAGCTCGCCCCCAAGCTCACGCTCCAGTATCTTGAGCGCCGCCTGCCAGACCAGCCAGTCGATCCGTGCGGCGATGGCACCCCGAAGCGAGCCATCCAGCTCATAGCGGCGATAGGCGCCTTTCTTCGGGCGCTGCGCCCGGCGATCATAGCCATCAACCTCAAGCCGGTGGATCTTGCCGAAGCGGTCCTTCGATTGCTTCATCATGAACCATGCGGGTTTGCCCAGCCGCATGATCATCTTCTCTGCCGGCCGCTCGGCAAACCAGTCAGGCCCACGCTTCAGCACCGCACAGGTGACGATCAGGTTATAGGCGTGACGTCCGGTCTGGCGCTCGCCGCGCAGCTTTTCATGCACCAGCACCCGAGCCACCTCGGCCGCGATCAGCCCACGCTCATCATCCCATTCCGGGAAGGGCTGCCAGCCGTCAGGAATATCGAAGCCATGCCGCGTCAACGCCTTCACCGCCTCGGCAACCTTCAGCGCATCCTCATGCGGCTCACCGAGATCAATATCAATCGGGATCACGCCAAAGCCATTGGGCGAGCGGTCCACCATCGTGCCCAAAGTCTCCACTTCCGACATGGCCGACCATGCACTCTTGATCATGGCCGGGCCGAGAAAAGCCTTAGGCCCTGCCCCTTCCTTGCAAAGCTCTTCCGTGAAAGCCCAGGTCAGAAGCTCTTTGATCGTCAGTTTTGTCATTGCGTCCCATTTCCTTCCCGGATTTGCCGTTTGCTTCCCATCTTTCAATTTTGCCTCCCATAAGCCGCTTCTTATATTTATTGTTTTCATTAGATAATTCCGTCCCTGTGGGACGATAGGGAGGCTAGGGAAGATAAGTAATCACCCTCTACATGTGCGAAGCCGTGAACTGTTTTTTAAAAGCGCGGCCCTCGCCGCAGAGGTTCAATTCAATTCACGCGCGCGCGTCATGCGTAGGGTCGCAATTTGCCTCCCTACCTTCCCTAGCTTCCAAACCCATTGATTTTCCAAACCTTTTGGCCGGGAAGGTAATTCGCTTTTGCCGCCCGTAGCCTCCCATTCCTCCCGTTGTCCTTCCCACATGCGGGCAGGCACGCCCGCAAATGCCGAAAATGGCGGTTCAGATTTGGCAAAGGGTCCGGGTTCAGCGAGCATCAGAAGGGCTCCGGCAGCGGTTCGTCGTCGCGATGGAGCGGCGCCACACCGGCCTGTTCACGGAATTCGTCACGAATACGGATCCCGTAATAGAAGGTGGCCGAGGCCTTGCCCTTGCGGAACATGTGCATCATGCCGTCCTCGCCCTGCCAGTTCTTCCGCGCCTGATCTGGGAAACGCTTGGTAAAGGTCGCCTGCTTGAACTCGGAGAGCCCTTCCCGCCGCGCAAATCGCGAATAGGCGTTGAACAAATCGAGCGGGCTTTCCTTGTCGCTGTCGGATCCGGTCACGATGCAGGCGCCGCGCACGAATGCACCGAGCGGATCGTTCTCTTCGCGGTATTCCCGCGTTGCCGCTGAAATGCCTTCCGGCTCCATCAGCCCGCGCTGGAGATAGTCGAGCGCCCCACGCACCATCCAGGCAAAGATGCCAGCCTTTTCGGCGCGCAGCTTGCGCGGCAGATCCCGGTCAACATCGCTTTCAGGAATTTGCACATCCCACGGCACCAGCTTCACACGCCGCCAGATCCCGTCGCTATCATCGCGGATAATCGGCTTGTGGTTGCCGGAAAGAATGATCTTGAATTGTGGGACCAGCTCAAAGAAGTCCTGATTGAGCCGCCGCACCGCGATCACCTCGCCGCCCGTCAGGCTTTTCACCAGCGCGTCTTTGAGATGCACGCCCATTTCCGGCTCGGATGCCGCCACCAGACGCGCGCCCGGCAGGCGGGCGAGATCCGGCGTGGCTTCTGCACCAGAGCGCCGCTTGTCACCGGCAAAGCTGTCGATCGACATGGAAACCGCATAGTCGCCAAGGATCTCGACCATGAGGTCGACAAAGGTCGATTTGCCGTTCCGCCCGGCGCCATAGAAGAACAAAAGGCACTGTTCGGTGGTCAGGCCCAGCAGGCAATAGCCCATATAGCGCTGAATATAGGCGCGCAGATCGGCATTCGGCATGACCTGCTGAAAGAACCGTTCGAAGACGGGAGCCATGGCCTCGCCCTTCAATTCCACTTCAGCCAGTTTACTGATCAGGTCTCCGGAGCGATGCGGGTCAAGCCGCGCCTTCCACTGGCGCTTGCCGTCAATCTCATCGCAGATGAAACGCAGCGTGCCTGTCTGGCAGTTGATCGCATAATAGTCGCGGTTGAACGCGCTCACCTCCCGCGAAAGATACGGTATGGCCTCGCTCAGCATGCAGTTCAGCTTGTTGGTCGAGCAGGAGGATTTGGCGTGATTGTGCCGCGAGGACATGCGCCCCTTGCGGTTTTCCTCAACCTCCTCCAGTGCCGCCACATCCTTCTCCAGCCGTCCATATTCGGCATAGTCTTCCGAGGACCAGGAGGCGGTCGCATCAACCAGTTTGCGCTTTTCGCGTTCCGCATCGCGGCCTTTCCTGATCCGCACCTTGATTGCGGCGAGCGCTTCATGCTGTTCGTCTTCCCAGTCCTGCTTGGCAGGGCCGAGGCGCACCCGTTCCTTTTCAGCCTCCCCGGCATCAGCGATCAGGCTTTCAAGATGGCGCAGACGTTCGCCGCCGGCATCGTCATTCACGGCCGGGGGCTTGCCCATGGCGCGCATACGCTCCCGTGCCAGCCGGCCAGCGTCGATCTTGGCCCGCTCATCGTCAGAGCAATCGAGCATGATGGCTTCGTCATCGATAAATTCGGCGGTGCGATGCGCCCAGGAGCGCACGATTGATCCGGCCGGATCTTCCTTCCAGCGCATGCCATCAAAGCCATGCCAGCCCACATTGATGACGTTCAGCGCCCGGTCACCGAAACGCGAGACGAAGCGGCGGCCATTGCCGATGTCAGTTTCCGGCTCGCCCGCGCATTCTTCCGTCAGCTCTTCAGACGAAAGCGTCAGGGACGGTTCTGCCGCTTCTGGCTCAGCAATCGGCAAAGGGTCCGGGTTATTGGAATAGGCGGCCCGCTTTGCCTCCATTTCGGCAATCGCAGCACGTGCTTCTGGCGACAGGCCGCCCGTCTTGTTCTTGTCAGCCATCGACCAGTTCCATGCAAAGTTCAGAAAAATCGCCGGCGCCCTGTGGCGGCCAATCGGTCGTCACCACGCGGCCGGGAGCAGAAAGCCGCAGCTCTGCCCGCTTCATCGCGAAAGCCGTCATCAACCGCTCGCTGTCGCCGTCAGCAATCAGCACCAGGTCGTCAACGTGATCCGGCACCTGAAAGGCGGAGGCGGGATCCGCATCCGCTTTCGGCAAGGGGCCATCAACGAACACCGGGCGCTCAAATCCGCGCTTGTCGATCCGCTTCTCGCTCGGATGCTTTTCCTTCGACGCCGCAGGGCCCGCCAGATTGCCCAGCGACCCCGCTGCGCAATAGAAGGTGTCATCGCGAAAGCGTTCCAGGCCGGCAACGGCTGCAACGTTCTCAATCCCCTCAGCCACCACCCAGCGGCAGCAGCGCAGATCACCCAGCACCGGGATCAGCATGCCCTTATGCAGCCCCTGCATTTTCTTGGTCGGAAGGGACACGCCATCCTCATCAAGGATCACCGGCCGGCGCTTTGGCTCGACCTCGAGGTCGATCCAAGTCTCATGGCAGCCGTAGACCTTGCCAGTGAGATCAATGAACGGCGCAATCATCGCTGTGCCCGTATAGATGTGGGCTGGGCGTCCAAATGGATCGACGCCGTGCCAATAGGTATGGCGCAGATCGCAACGGATGCTTTCAAACACCGCTTCAGGCATGTCGTGACCAGTGCGAAGCCGCAGATATTCGCGCAGTTCCAGCCCCTCGCCCGGCATCACCAGGGCAGCACCGAAATAGATGCCACGCGCCTTGTGCATCGCCCTCTCACGAAAATACTGTTTCCGCTTGTCAGCCAGTGCCGCGCGCTCCTCGGCTTCCGCCCGCGCCTTCGCCAGTCTCGCCTCACGCGCGGCACGCTCCGCCTCGCTTTCTTCGCCCGCCCCATCGGGAACCGGGCGGCCAAGTACTTCGGCGCAGGCGCCGAGAAAGCCCGAACGGCAGGAAAGATCGAAACCACATTCATGGGCGGCAAGAGAAATGGCATCATGCCCGCCGGCCCCGCATTTGCGGCAATTCCAGACGCCCTTGACCACATTGACGGCATAGGCATCCTTGCCGCCCATCACCGGGCAGGCCCCGGTCCATTCGGCGCCCCGCGCAGCCATGCGGGAAAACTGGACGGCAGCGACAGCAAGCGAGACCGCGCGCGCCTCTTCAACAAAGGCTTCAATCAGCTCTGTCATACGCAAGTCTCCAAGGAATCATCACGTAGGCTCCAGAACAAACCAGCTCGACAAGCTAGGCGGCGCGATGTTGAATGCACCTTCGAACTTTGATGGGGGAATGAATGAACTGGGGTTTCAAGCGCGGGCAAGTCTATAACCGCCGAAACGATATTCACGCGCGCTTTAAGGGGAGCCAGCGGGACGGTATTGTCACTTTTACAGAACATCAGCTGATCGTGATTTTCACGGGTAAACCAGGTATAAAAAACGGCTACCACGATGAACTTCGTGACGACGGAGTATTCGAGTATTTCGGCAGAGGCTCCGAAGGCGATATGGTTTTCAAAAGTGGAAACCGCGCAATTCGTGACCATTGGATAGACGGAAAGGATCTTCTGCTTTTCGAAAAAGAAAAGCATGGCGTGCGCTTCCTGGGCCAGATGGTCTACAGTGGCCATCATTGGCGTGAAGCGCCAGATAGCCGCGGCGTAATGCGGCAAGCCATAGTCTTCGAATTGAGGTGGCTTGAAGCGGTTGTTGCAGCGGATAATAGTACCGATCTCGACCCCAATGCTGACCTTCTTCAACTGAAAGACCGCGCGCGCGCCGCAATTCGGCTTGAGAACAAGCCCGCTCAACGTCAAACTGTGAATGTCTATGATCGAAGCAAAGCGGTCCGTACCTATGTATTGGCGCGTGCAAAAGGTCAGTGCGAAGGTTGCGGAGAAGAAGCACCATTCATCAAGCCAGATGGGGAACCTTATCTTGAGCCACACCATCTGCGTCGATTGAGCGATGGGGGGCCTGATCATCCGGCCCACGTGATTTCTCTTTGTCCCAATTGCCACAGGCGAGTGCATTTCGGGCGAGACGCCACAGAATACAATCAGAGCCTGGTCACGCGAATGAGGGCAATTGAGCCCGATTTTCGCTAACATCGGCGGATATCGATCGGCAGGATTTAGAAGCATTCCGTTATCTCACTTCTGCGCTTCAACCGCTCATCGAGCTTTTCTTCCAGCAAAAGGCGTGCTTCCAGCTGGAACCGGTCAGGCGCATGGCGAAAGTCCTCGCCAATCTCAAACTCGCCGAAGCGGTGATCGCGCGCCTCCTTTGGCAGTCGGGTCAGCTCCATTTTCTGCCCCCTGCCGCGTGCAGCGGTGCTTCAACAGCTGGCGCCGGGCGAGCAATCAACGCCGCTTCCGCCGCATCGCGCCGAGCGCACCAGTCATCCAACTGGGCCGCAAATTCCGCCGTCATCCCGGCAACCGCGCCGCTTTGCCAACGGCGGCGATAGGCTTCCTGCATTTCAATGCTGTCGAGCGTTTCGGTGAACCAATAGCCCTGCACCCGCGAACCGGCCGGAATGGCCTCTATCGCCGCCACGCTGTCAGCCACGGCCGCCCATTCCGGCAGGCCGTAAAGCCCGCGATGAAACACCATCAGGCACGCCTTCTCCGGGGCATCGGTTGCCAGATAGAGGCGGATCTCAGTCATCGCCCCGCCCTGCCCGATCGAGAACCCGGCAAACATCCGCTTCAGCCACGCGGCACACGCGGCCGATTTCCGCCGTCGTCAGAAGCTCGGTTTCCCAAAGGTCGAGAATGCGAAGCCTTACGGAACGGCTGATTTCTGCCGGCCGATAGCCGCCGGTGCGATCCAGCACCTTGTGGCTGCGCCAGGGCGCGACCAGGCCGACCGTGTCAAAGACCTGATCGGCGATCCGAAACAGCTCTTCGCGTACCGGATCGCGCAGAGGCCCCATTTCCATGGCTTCAGCGGTCATTCGGCACTTGATGGCGTAGTCTGTGGCGTCCTTGACGCTCACCCGGCCATTTCCGGCACAGGTCTGGCAGCGCTGGCGCTTATAAGCCAGATAGCCCTCGCCCATGCATTCCGGGCAGATGATACGTGTCACGCGTGGCATTGCATTCATGGTCTTGCTCCTGTGAGACGGGAAAACGTCGTAAAGATCGCGGGGCAAAGGGCGCGTCATGGCGCAGCCCTTCCCGGAAAGACGATGCGGAAATGGTGCGCGCACCAGCTTTGGCCGAGCATGGTCTCAGCGCCGCAACACGGCATGTCCGGCCCGCCAGCGGCATCAAAGGCGACCAGCGGAAATCGGCATTCGCGCGCGGTAAGCGCCGCAAAAGTCTTCGGTTCAACACCTTCAATTGCGTGTTCGGACAGGTCGCGTTCCGTGCCCCGAAATGTCGTGTGACGGAATGGCAGGCCGAAATGCGCCATGCGGGCCGTTGCCTTGGCCGGCTTTTTCGAAGCGGCGGCAGGCTCGCTCTTTTCCCGCTTCGGCAACAGATCGCGCCGCTGCTTCGCCAGCACGCCAACCGTTGTCCGATCGCAGCCAAGCGTCTCGCCGATTGCCCGATAGCTCTTGCCATCAGCCCAAAGCGCGGCGGCGCGCTGGCGCAGTTCATCCGTCCAGGCGAAACGCTCAGCCTTGGCTTTCGTTCGAGGCGCAGGCTTCGCCGGCGCAGCAGATTTGGCCGCGGCTACCGGCTCATGCGCAATTTTCGGAAAGAGATCGCGCTTGCGACGGGCAAGCCCGGCAACGGCATTGCGGCTTACGCCAAGATGCGTGGCAATCTGCCCGTAGCTCATGCCCTGGCGGCTTAGCGCAGCGGCGCGGACAACATTCGCATCGGTCCAGAAGCTCATTCGCAGCTTCCTTCCACCCGATCGGCAAACATCGCGAGCAATCTACGGACCTTGTCGAGAAGCCGGCGCAGACGACGCTTTTCTTGCGGATCAACGCTGCCGTCTTCCATGGCCTCAAAAGCCGCATTCAAGAGAGCGCCAACGCCTCGGTTCAGTTCGCCAATATCCCTGTATCCAAGTGGCTCCCCGTCATACGCAACATCATCGCGCACCAGCCGATAGCCTTGCAGCCGCGCAAGCTCTGCGGTGATGATCGGCATGCCTGCCTCGAGATCGGCTTCCAGTGCCACGTCGATCGGCATGAAATATTTGGCAAAGTCGGGCGATGGCAGCGTGTAGCGCGAGAGCTGGGCCTGCCCTACCCGTGTGCAATGCTGAAAATTCTCCGGCCCGCCGACGATATCGACCGCCCGGCGGCAAACTGCCTTCAACATCTGACCTGTCTTTTCGGAAATTGAGCGCAACTGTCCTGCTCCCGCAAAGCATCCGCTTTCGGAATGAGTGTTTCGGTGTCATTCGGTGATCGGCGTTTCCCCCGCCGCTAGGGTGATATGGTCAGCCTCAGATCACGGAGGGCCGCATGGAAGAAAGTGCATCAGGATCGCTCCGTTTGTTTCAGATTGACCTCCGGAGCAGAGCCGAAAATGTCAGGGCGAAGCGCATATCGCGAAAGACCTGTCAGTGCCTCAACAGCAAGGACGCGACCGACAGGTACCCGTTTCCACTGGGAAACAGCCTGACAGCTCACGCCGCCCAGAGCTTTGGCAAGAGCGGCTGGACCACCGGCCCGCTGCTTAGCTTGTTCGCAAATCGCTTTCATGACGATAATGAAAGCATTTCTTTCCTTTTAATGCAAGCATATCTTTCGATGAAAGGTTGCCTTTCGTCGGGCATAGTGCGCGCATGATAGCTCAGCGAAAGACAGACAAAGAGCGCGGCGCGCGCATCCGCTTCGTCCGCAAGGAAATCCTGAAGATCAGATCTCAGGAGGAATTTGCCGACCTGTTGAGCCAGCACGGCCAGCCCATTACGCGCGGCGCCGTTGGTAACTGGGAACTGGGCAAGGATGTCGGCCTCGATAACCTCACCCGCATCTGCCAGGTCGCCAAGGTCAGCCTCGACTGGCTCGCCTATAATCGGGGCACGCCGAAGCCAGTGGGTATTTCGAGCTTTGAGCCAGAATCGCAAGACCAGGACGAGGCAATCCCCGTATTCACACGAGAACATTGGAAGGGATCGCAGGAAGGTTCGATTCCAGAAATCGACGGCAAGTTGGGGGCGGGCCAAGGGCAACTCGGCGAAGTCATCAACCTTCCGATCGGAAGAGAGACTATCTCAGGACATGCAGTGAAGGCGGAATGGACATTACCGGTCGATTACCTGCGCAACGAAGCCAAGGCCTCTCCTAAGCACACTGTCGTCATGGAAATCGTTGGCGACTCAATGGTTCCGACCTACCAGCCCGGCGACCGCGTGTTGGTCGACCTTGCGCAGACGACACTCTCTTCCGACACGGTCTATGCGATTTCTGACGGCTACGGAGAGCCACAAATCAAGCGGCTTCAGCGCGTGCCCTTCAGCAACCCGCCGGAGGTGATCATTATCTCAGACAATATGAGCCTGCAGAGCTTCACTGTTGAACTGGAGCGTCTGACGATCATTGGACGGATTTGTGGTGTGATTGCTCGACGCTAACGCACCAAAATATAGGCTTTCCACTCTTTATCTATAGAAACATCCTGCTTGAGATATTTACTTGTAACGTTGAAAATACTATTTTTTTGGCAAAATTAGTCATCGAAAACTGGTACTTCCCATGCTCGAAGAAATAGCACTCGATCGCATCGATACGACAACGGCCTCGAATCAAGCAACGTTTGACACAGAATATGACTACGAAGCTCTCCAAAGAGCTCACCGAGAAGCCGACAACAAATGGGCAAATTTCAAAGCAGACGAACGTCAGACTTTCAAAGATATTGTTAAGTACAAAGAAAGCCTTAAGCTCAAAGACTTAAAAGACCCAAATCTCGTACCCGCCAAAAATTATAATCTCATTTCGAAAGAAACTACTGAGAGATGCAATCAATACGACCCGAGAAGCCACATCGTAATAGATCCATTGGATTTTGATGCATCGACAATTGAATTAGTTGAAAGTATAGAGAATGTAAAGGAAATTCAATCTACATACAAGATTAGAAAGCTATGCTCTGGAAGAGATAAAAAATCAGGGATAAATGAAAATGAGGCATCCAGAATAAAAAATTGCTTAACACAAGGTCGAGAGCTATTTGTAGCCGGCCGAGACGGATCATTAATGGTTAAGCCACTCAACTTATTCTACTCAATGACTGCATATTCTTACGGAATCATAATATTAAATAATCCCCTCAGATTCAGGAAAGACATGCTGCCCGGGTCGCACGGAATGTCCTACCTACCGCAAGACATAGTATCTCAGTTTGGTGGAGACCTTCCACAGGGAACATTCAGTGACCTTGTAGGATCATTTCCGGCTCAACCAATAACGTCGGCGAATTTATCGTTCAGCATTGACTGTCGAGATTCCCTTATAAATTATCACAACACAAGATTTACGACCGCTCTCGGAACACTTTTAAGTATGATACCCGAGATGTCAGAATACTATGAGTTAACGACGCGTAGGCAAAGCAGATGCTACCCGCTCGAAATTGTTAACGCGAGCAATCCAAGGACAGTGACGTGGGAGTTTCAAATCGGTGACGGCAATAGGAAACCCTCAAAGACCGAGCTGGATAAATCATTCCCGGGCTTCCCCCAGTCTGAAAGCCATGGAAAAGCCATTGTAACAGTCCCTGCATCATCTGCCAGTGATATTCGCGCCACGATATACACAGACATTAGAGGGAAATTTTGGTTTATTGAAAACCCATTCTTTCCGGTAATATTACCGGAGATCGCCACTCAATTTCTAATACTTAGCACGTTCTCAAATATCATGAGATACAGACCTGACGAATGGGGAAACGTGCTCTCAAACGATGTGTCTTCAGATATATCTCTAATTACTCGTCATTATTTTTCATCTCTGCAAAAAAAATTCCTAATATTGATTTTAAGATCATTGTCTAGATACTTCCCGACATCTGCTTGATAGATTTTATCTACCACAACATAGCAGTCTAGGATGACAATCTGCGCTAATTGCGCCAACCTCCGCTCTTCTGATTAGACAGCATATTGACCGACCGTAAAATGAAAGATATGCTTTCATTTTACGGTCGGTCAATATGCTCCATGGGGACACGTGACCGCTTTTCCTCACCAATTGGTATGCGCAAAGGAACAAAAGGGGATCATCGATGAAAGGTCATTGCACTTCTGCTCCGATATCGTTGTTTCAGACACCTGCTAGAATGATGAAATGTATGTCATTAATGAGCCAAGAAATCGTGTTCCCGACAATCTCAAGAACTCTTTCTAAGTTTCCACGCTTCAATAGTCAGCATGTCGGTCCTTCATATTCAATAGCACAGCACTGCGTCATGGGTGCAGAAGCCCTACGCTGTGAGAGAGCGGACGACGTAACGGCTGCGCTGTTCATACTGCATGACGCCTACGAAGCTTTTATCGGAGACATCACTATGCCCGCCCAGGATGCGATCGCACTACATGCAGAACGGCAACTTACTGGCGCAGGGCGAGCCTTTCGCCACGGCTTGGCGACGCTGAAATCTGATTGGGATAAAGCTATCTATTCCGCAGCCGGCCTCCCCACGCCCGACATCTGGACCAACCGCCAGCGCTATCTTGTCGAAACAATGGATCGACGCATGACCTGCTATGCGGCCATCGCGCTTTTCGGGCCTGAAGCCGCGAAGGCGTTTCCGCGGCTGAAAAGGCCGCTCACCCGTGGGGCAATCGTGCCATGGGGGCCGATGAAGGCCGAGGAGGCTTTTCTTTCGCTGTTGGGCGATCTCATCGGCCGTGACCGTCTTCTGGATCAATCCCACGCTGCGGCGGCACATGCAGCGCTGAACAGCCTTTGAAGCCGCCATGCGCTTCGTTGTTCGCATGGAAAACAGAGCCTGGCCTTACGACACCCCGCCGCACGACCAAATCGTAGAAGCAAAGACCGCAGAGGAAGCGCGCCGAAAGGCACTGGCGCTCGATCAATATGCCGACATCCTGTCGGTTCGCCCGCACAAAGGAGAATGAGATGGCCGAATCGGTCAACAAAGTCATCCTGATCGGCAATCTCGGCGCCGATCCCGATATCCGCACCGCACAGAATGGTCGAAAGATCGCCAATCTCAGCATAGCCACCTCGGAAAGCTGGCGCGACAAGACAACTGGCGAGCGAAAAGAACGCACCGAATGGCACCGCGTCGTCATTTTCAGCGAGCCACTGGTGAAGCTCGTTGAGCAATTCCTGAAGAAGGGAGCGAAGGTCTATATCGAGGGCCAGTTGCAGACCCGCAAATGGCAAGACAATGCTGGCCAGGACCGCTATTTGACCGAGGTCGTGCTGCAGGGCTTCAACGCGGCGCTGACCATGCTCGACGGCCCAGGCGGCAACCGCCCGCCGCCCGCGCCAGATCCATCTGATTATGGGCATGAGCGCACGCGCTCAGGCGCGACAACGCACCAAAGCCCGCCCGATCTTGATGACGACTTTCCGTTTTGAGGAGCAAGACCATGACCATATTGCCACAAAACCGAAAGCAGCGTGCCAGCCCAGCGACAGTTCGCTCGTATCTGAAGGTTGCGCGCGAAGCCGGCCTGACTGTGGATAAGATGTGCATAGACGGTGGAAAGGTTGAAATCCACTTTGCCGATCTGGAGAGCCCTCGAAGACCGATAGATGATGGGGATCTTGAAAAATGGTAGGTCATGCAATGAAAGTCGATTTCCCCGGACTTGTTCGCGAAGAGCTTCCCAGCGGCAATTTTCGCTATCGCGTGCGCCCGGAGGGAAACCCGAAACGCAAGATCAAGATCCATTGCCAGCCGGGGGATGATGACTTTCAGCGGCAATATCTGGCGGCCCGGCGCGGCGAGAAACCGGAGCCACTGCGTCAGGCATCAGACTATGCCAAGCCAAAATCAATCGGGTGGCTGGTCAACAGCTACCTCGAATACCTCGCCAAGCGCGTTGAAGCCGGCACAACAAGTGCAAAGACCCTGAAGAAAAAGAAAAACCTACTTGCCCGACTGCTTAAGCGCCCCGACCGGGTGATGCTGATACCTCAGGAAAAACTGATCGAGATGCAGGACGAAATGAGCGCCACGCCTGCGCAGGCGGACGCCTTCATCGCAGCCATCGGGGTTATGTATGACTGGGCTGCGAAGCGGCGCTATTTGTCGCAAAACCCGGCACACGGCATCGAGAAGATCTACATCAAGGGCAGCGGGTCCACCCCATGGAAAGCGACTGACGTAAAAGCTTTCTTCGCCAAGCATAAGCCTGGAACAAAGCCACATGTCGCCATGTCCGTTCTGCTTTGGACAGGCTGCCGTATCGAGGATCTGACAATTCTCGGCCGCCGTCATGAATGCATTCTTGACGGGATCGAGGCCATTCGCTTCACGCCGTGCAAGAAGGGATCGACAGAAGTGACGATCCCCATGTTGCCACCGCTGAAAGATGCCACGCGGTCGATGAAGGTCGAAGGCATAACCTACGTGCTGGGGCGTGGCGGGAAGCCATTTGCCAGCGGCGACAGCATGTCCGCAATGTTCAAGCGATGGTGTGTTGATGCCGGATTGCCGCATCTTTCCGCACATGGTGTGCGCAAGGGATTGGCTGAATTGCTCGCAGAACTCGGATGCAGCCAGTATGAAATTATGGCCATCCTTGGCCATTCAGAGGCCAAAACAAGTGAGATCTACACCCGCCGAGTTGAACGCTGGAAACTGGCCCTGACGGCCATGGACAAGGTCAACCTGTCCCACGCATGGGTTTGA